GTTGGCGGCACATGGCGCCGAGGTTGAAATGACCGAGGCGACCAGGGCCATACGGAGGTGGGGTTCCGACATCCCACTTGAAGTGCAATATCCCAACGAGTTCTGTGATGAGTTCAACCACATCGCAGAAACCTCTCTGGCACCGTACTGCTTCGACTTCGCCGCTTTCCAAAAGTGGCTTGACGAACCGAAGCAACTGGTCGACTTCCTCAAACCTCCCACGCTCAGTGAAACCAAGGCTCAGACATATGCTGGACGCGTGGTGGTTGGACCCACGGGTGCTGAAGAAGTGCTCGGCCCTGAGGTGACACCCATGGAGCATGACCTGGACGAGAGCAAAAGCGATGAAGAGGAGAACTCTGAGCTAGGCCCTCGGTCCGGGAAAGTCCCTGCCAAGGCGACTGCAGAGAAGTCTGCCCAGTACTTTACTGACCTAGACTTCCTGGCAACTGCCACCGCAGAGTCAAGCTATGGCAAGGGAAAATCCAAATCCGAAGATCTGTCTGAATCTACTTCGACCGACGGCAACCCGCCAACCACAGCAACTCCCAACCCTAAGAAGAAGGCGCCTAAACAGAAGAGCGACACTTCAAAGGGAAAGGATGACGCTAAAGACGGTGGCGATAAGCCCAACAAGAAGGCAACAAGAAGAAAGGATGCCTCTCCAAAGGGAAATGATGACACCAAGAATGGTGGACAATCACAACCAAAGGATAAACCTGGTCCCCAAACCAAGGACCGGAAGGGCACGAAGAAGAACACCACCTCGGCCAAAACTGGTGGTGAATCAGACTCCCAGTCGGAGGCTAAACCCAAAACGCGCAGGAACCGTACGCGGAAACCGAAGCGGAAGGGGGAAGTCGACGCTGGGAAGTAGTTGAATACAACACCGGGACTTTGGCGGGCACACCTTGGGTGTCCGCATTCGTTTTTAAATGTGGCCCTGGATTATTTACAGAGCACACTTTGTCCAAAGTCCCGTGATAACGGATACGAAATGCCTAACAAACCAAAGCAGTCAAAGCAGCCAAAGCGGAGACCAAACCGCAGGAGACGGCGCACCAAACAACAGCCGCGCTCCTCCGGCGTGTCCCCTTATGCTAAGATGCTTGCGGATCCTTGCAACGCTACCCTTATTCCGGGTCTTTTCGGAGATTCGGAGGGGCTGCTCGCAAGACTCAAGGGCGAACTAACGTTCACGAGTAACTCAAGCCCCGCAACTTGTGGGTACGTACTGTGGCTAGCCGATTCGCACGTTGCCAACCAGATCGGACCAGGAAGCTACCGTACCGGCTCATTAGTCGGTGCACGGTTCGATAGCACCAACGAGTCTGTGACTAACACTGCTGCCTCACCTGCTTATTGTGGTGCTGTGGCTAGTACCGGCCAAGGCTTTAGCCGGGAAGACCCAGCTCTACCCTTGGTCAACGGAATCGCTCGCGATGCGCGCACACTTAGTGCATGCATGCGAATGGCGTACCTTG